ATTAGATTTTTTAATAGAATTGGTATTAATTCTATGTAAATTTTCCGATGAAGTATCATCATAATATATATTGTTTATACTAAATTGTTTTAGTTTTTGAGGTTTTTCTATATCATAACCGATATATTTACTTAGGTTCTTTAAAAATAATTCTGTATTGTCGATTAAATCTTTGTAATAAAAGATTTTATAATGTTCTTTATTTTTAATTAAATTGTTTATACTCCATAAATTCTTACCTAAAATTCCTCGTTCAAAATCTAAAAGTTCAAATAAACATTTATTAACATTATTTTTTGTGTATTTTTTATTGTCAATTTGCAGCTTTGCAAAAGAGGCCAAACATTCCTCCAAAGGTCTAAGTAATATTATAAACTTAGGTTTTTTAAAAATATTTTTAAGTATATTTAAATTATAAGGTGTTCCCCAAGGACCTCTGTCTATTATCAATTCAGCTTCCCAATCTTTATAGTATGTCTGGAAACACGACTTCATTACGTTATCAAAAGAATTGTGATTAGGAAAGTTTTTAAATGTTTCGGTTTCCTTTAAATTATTTAATTTATATAAAATATCTAATAATATTGAATTTGGACTTAGTTTTATTTTTTTATTTTCATTTACAATGGAACCTAGTATAGTATTACCTGCTCTTGGAAGAGAACATAGAAAATTTATATTCATTATTTTATCTCCTGTAGTATTATTGGTGCCCAAATTTTTCAGGTTTTATTAGATTTCCCCCTATAATTAATCTAGTTTTATCTTTATTTGGTAATACATAATGAGGAATAGTTCCATCAAATAAAATTAATTTATTTTTTTGGGGAGTAACTATTAGTTTATGAGTATCAATATAAGGATACCCTTGATTATGAAAAATAGTTTTAGAAGAATTTTCCGTACAATCTATATACCAAACAAAAGATAAACACTTTCCTGTTCCATGTGTATGCATATCATGAAATTGAAATTCATTGTATTTTTGAATCCACGATTCAGATAAAATAATTTTATGTTCCTCTAATATAGGAGCTATATGTTTATTAATTTTTATTTTAAGATCCTCATCCTTTGCTGATAAAAAGAATGAATTACTATTATACTCGAAATTATCTAAAGAGTAATTATTTATATAATTATAAAATTCAATATTATAGGGAACCAAGTATTCCAAAAGAGTTACTTTAAAACTATGGTCAATCATATTAAAGATTGCTATTTCCCTTTTATCTCTGTGTCCTCGAATGTTAGCATCTTTTTAACATCCTCATTAAAATTAACATTCCAATCCATTATTATTTTAGCCATAGTGTTGCCAAAATGTTTAAGAGTTTTTGCAGGTAAATGTAGTTTTTTATTATTATTTATTAATTTAATCTCTTCTTCTTGAAAAATAATATCGCAAGAGCCATCTTTTGATTGTATAAATCGCATTATCTACTTCCTTCTATGTTAATAAATTTTGAACCCCATTTTATTCTTTTGTCTTTCCATTGATCTGCAAAGGGTCCGTTTGCATCAACATAATGTAGAAATACTTGAGCTTGCCAATCGCCTGTAAATTCTCCTCTCCAATGAGTAAGATCCCTACCTAAGTATACTAAAGCCTCTCCAGGATTTAAATAAATTAGTTGGTGGTCTATAAAAATTGGCCAATCAGTTCCATCACTACCTACATTTATAGTAGCACTAATCTCACAAGCGCGACGATCTTTGTGAGGGGCTAACTCAGCAAATTTAGTATACATTCTCCAAAGAGCATAAGTGGGCTTTAAGGAAAGCCCTGTAAGTTTTTCCATTTCTGAATTTTTATTTATTAACAAGGACTCCATTAAAGGATCTGCATAAATTGATGTATCAGAATTTGTTGTGCCAGATCCCTCTGGATCTGTATCAAAAAGTTGTTTATTTAATCTATGTTTAATTCTACAATAATCTTTTAAAATATTTGTTTCTGATAACGTTAAAAAGTTTTTTATTTTTTTATATTTAAATTCTTTTATTTTGTCCATGATACGATACTATATCTTTCTCCCCTTTTAACTGGTTTTATGGTATGGGGATATAGAAAACAAGATGGCCATATTATCATTCTATTTTCTTTTTTAGGTATTGAAAATTCTCCTGTTCCATCTGGATTTTTAAAGCAAAATTCTCCTCCTTCATAATTTTCATTTAAAAAATAAATACAACTTAAAGTTCTTCCAGCATTTGGTCCACTATCATAATGCCAAATGTAATGATCAGATTCATTGTATTTTAATATTTGCATTGATTCTAATTCACAACCATATATTTCTTTAATTTCATTGTTATTTACGTAAGTTCTTAGATTAGCTTTAAAAATATTTTCCATTACATTATACCAATGAACCTCAGTCATTGAATTACTAATATCGGATAAATCACACGCTTTTACTTTTCTAATATTTTTATCTAAGTCACCTTGACCAACTACAGCATCTTTCCATTCCAAACTTCTGCAAACTTTTAATAATTTATTACAAACTTTTTCAGGTAGTATGTTATCGTAAACGGATATAAAATTTTTTAATTCCATTTTTTTTTACTCCAAAATTTATTTTTGTAGACATGTATAATCTGTAAATTATAAAACATTTTATTTTTTTTTAACACATTTGTTAAAACAGATTTTATTTTCATTTTCCAACTTTCTCTTTTAAAGGGTATGACTTGAACATAAGGAGTACCTTTTTTAATTATAGTATCTAAAGTAGGGTATTTATCTCCGTTCATAACTATTGGAAAATTAATTTCTCGTTGAAAAGTATCTGTATCTACTATTCCTGGCAGTATTGAAAATCTATCATCACTATTATTCATGGGAGGTAGAAATAAACAGGAATATCCTGGAGGTGTTTTAATAATCCAAGGATTCATTATTTTTATAAAAGGCATTTTTTTATTTTTTTCTAGAAGTGGAGAACCCAAAAGTTGTTCTGGGGGATGTAAATTTGGAGAATTAAAATTTAAATTTATAGACCTTGAACTAAGGTTAAAAACGTCTATATCAGCCGGATGCCATATCAATTCTTGTTCTCCCTTTTTATTTTTATGAGAGGTAAAAGCATAATCTTGAGGTACTTTTAAAAGATAACCAGATGTTAATGTATCTAAAACAGGCATACAGCCTTTAATAGTTTTTTCTCCCAAATTATGTTCTAATTTTTTATACCATTCTGGAATATTTAATTTTATTGGGGTTGGATAATCTTCTTTTAGATCAACATAGTCTTCGTGTGCAATAAAATCTATTGTATTATCAAACATAATATATCCTTTAAACTAAACTTTTCCATAGAAAAGTAAAGGGATACTAGACTAATTCTAATAAATGTACAGGGTTCGCCCCTAGGTCGCTTGCATATTTCTCTAAACCAATATTTAAAGGAGTAATAATAGAAGAGGTATCTAAATCTTTTAACCAAGCTACGTAAGAAGTAACAGTGGTTGCTAAGGGTTTGGAAGAATTAGATTTTAAATAAACTTCAAAGCATTCTAATAATTCATTTATATATGTCTTTAACGAAGCTTCCGTAGGAAAAGGAACCTCTGGCTCCTCTGATGCCAACCTTGCATCATAAGTAACAGTCGTGCCTTCATAACTTAGTGGTCCTTTTACACCGTTTTTAATATCGTTAAATTCATCTGCAGTAATTTCTAAAATAGAAAAATCATCTTCATTAAAATTTTTATTTAAATCTAAAAAATTTTGATCTTGTGCTATACGATATAATGTTCCAATACTATTTTCAGAATTTTTTATAAAAATTAGTTTAGCCATATTAACTCCCTGTGTTTTCTAAAACTAAAATTAAACCGGTTATGCCAGTACTGGTGCTATTTCCACCTTTGCCATAAGCTACCATAGCTTCACCATCGGCACCTACCGTTCCATATACTCTAGGAAATCCACTTGATTGAACAGTTGTTGGAGAAGTTACAGTTAAATTACCGACGGTACCTGGAGTGCCTGGGGTACCATATCTACCACCACCACCTCCTGTGCCTCCGTTAGCTGTGAATGTACTCGCCATATTAGTAACAGCTCCAGCATTTCCAGAACCTGACGAACTAAAGGGACCACTAGGACCACCGGTTCCAGCACCACCCACAGTAAATGGTTGAGAAAAAGGTGAGGTTACATCAACGGATGTAAGTCCAAATCCTCCCCCGCCACCAGCACCACCACCGGCACCACCTGGACTAGGATAAGATCCTCCGCCACCACCACCGCCACCAAAAGCGTATATGCCAGCGACAGTTGCCGTAGCATTAGCTGTGTAAGTTCCTGAAGCAGGGCCTCTACTTACTTCTTTAAATACAAAACTACCTCCACCACCAGATGCTCCATCAGCTGCAGCAGTAATTCTACCCTGTGCATCTACAGTAATATCTGCGGTTGTATAAGCTCCTGCAGTAACTGCAGTGTTAGATAATTTATCCGGTGTAACTGCATCGGCAGCAATTTTTGCTGTTGTAATTTGTAAATCAGAAACTTTAGCAGTTGTAATTTGATTGTCTGAAATTTTTGCAGTTGTAATTTGATTGTCTGAAATTTTTGCAGTTGTAATTTGGTTTGCAGAAATAGCTGCAGATAAAACTGAGTTAGCAGCTAATTGAGCTGATCCAATAGTTCCACCTAAAGTATCTAAAGATACCTCAACAATATTAGTTCCGTCAGAATATGCTGCGTAAATTTTTGCTGCGTCTGGAGAAAATCCAGATCCTGATACAGTTTTAATTGTTAAGTTTGCTGGATTAGTTAATCCACTGCAATCAAATATATAAAATTTTTCTATACTGTCTGGAATAGTTGCAATTGTACTAGCTGCAATAGATGCAGTAGCAAATTTAATTATCATATTTCTTGCATTTGAAAGAACTTCATCTGTCATAGCAAGAGCTAAAGTTCCACCACTTGATAAAGTAACGGCTTCATAACCACCAATAGCTTGGTTAATTAAATTTAAATTTTGATTTGTATTATCTCCCCATGTACCGGCGTTTTGGCCAGTTTCCATAAGTTCTAAACCGAGATCTGTGTAAGTCGATGCCATAAAATTTTATGCTCCTGTTTTTATATATTACAATATTACTATAATTAAGCCGCTAGATCAACTGGTGTCCAAACAACAGGAGTACCTACATCTACTTCAGCCCACGCAATTATATTAGGATTAGCAACTGTTATTGTCAACCCTATACCTGTAGGAACTACTGTTGCTCCCCCTGTAATTACTACACTTCCAGGTGCTGCGTAAGTAGCTGAAATACCTGTTACATCATATCCTGATACTGGTGTACTATTTCCAATAGTGTATGTTGATCCTATTCCTGTTAAAACTACAACACCTGTACCTGTTTGATCTTCGTCTCCAAGCACATACGTAGCGGACATACCTGTCACATCTACCTCCATTTTAGGAGAAGCTTCTACAGCTGTTATTGCAGAAGATAACCCAATACCTGTTAATTCAACTAATGAATGACCTTCTATAGATACATCATTAATAACTGTTCCAAGTAAAAAGCTATGTGCAATTTCATGATCAGAGTTAGCTGAAGTTCCTACTGGAGTTATTGCCTGTTGTAAAGCAATACCTGTTATATCTACAACTACATCAGTAAAGGCATCTTCATTACCAATGGCCGCAGAAAGAGAAATTCCTTGAAGTTGAACGGAGTAGCTATCTCCCCATACCATACTTCCCCAAGAGTCTCTTCCCCAACCTGATCCAATTAAAAAAGCAGCATCAATAGTAACCGAATTAATTGTAGAAGATATTAAAGAACCTGTAGCATTAGCTCCAACACCAGAAGCTGAAGTACCTATCGCAGTAGTTAAAGACATTCCAGTTGTAGATACGTCAGCGGAAGCACCTGCTACTACTCCTGGTAATATATATGAAGCAGTTATCCCGGATACAACTACATTAGCATTTGCTTGTGTAGTTGAAGAACCTATGGAAGAAGAAATAGCAACGGATGAAGTAAGTACTGTGGCGTCAGATAGGTCTCCCCATGATTCTGCACCCCAAGTTTTTTTACCCCATCCAGTTGCCATAATTCATAACTTTATTTATTACGATATTCTTATAATCGCTTGAGTATCGTTTGCGTTAGGGAACTGAATAGTAAATGTTCCAGCTGTTGCAGTTTTGTCTCCACCAAAGTCTAACACACATACAGATTTAGCAGCTTCAGATGTATTATAAATCAAAGCTCCTCTTGCTGTTAATGTAACTCCAGTAAAAGATAAGTCAGTGAAGTCAGTGAAAGCTGTAGTTCCGTTTACAGAAACTAAAGCGTTAACTAATGCTCCGCCACCGGCTGCGTATTGTCCAGAGTTTCCAACTTGTCCACCGATACCTACTGCGTATGAAGTAGTATCAGCTCCGATAGTTGAGGCACTTGTGTATAGTGCTAGTTTAAAAACATCTCCGCCTGTTGCTTTAAAGTTGTGTACTCCTTCAAAAGTTTGTTCTTTAAAAGAGTTCGTGATTGCGTTTGTAGTAATAGCCATAATATTTTCTCCTTGTTAATTTTTTATGGTGATGGAGAAGGCACGACCACTCGTGGCACTCCATCGGTGTATTCATCTCTTCTTCTTCTGCCCATTTGTTGTAGAGCAAAAGCTTGTGTAGTTTCATTATACTTGTCAGAATACAGTTTGTACATATCAGCGGGTC